TTTTCCATCGTCTGTTTTTGTGTGACCAGATAATACTTGTTGTAGTCGCACTAACTGTGTCATAATATTCGGTGCTGTCATAAAGTCTTCATCAGTAATATTAGCCAAGGCAAACTCTTTTATTTCCGAATATATTCTTTCCTGGTCCTCAGTTAATTGGACATTTCGTGTTAGATAAATTTTATCAGGTAGATCCAAGCACTCCTCTTTCATAATGCGTGAAGAAAAGTTTTTTAGTAACTCTGCTAATTTATCTAGGTTACGATAGCCTACTATCATATTAAAAGAGTTCGCACCCACCGTTGTTTTTTTCATAATAGCAAAACGATATTGGTACTGAAAAAAGTTATCCCCTGTTTCTCCTAACAAAGTAGGACTTAAAAAATTACACTGCGCCCATAAATCTAATGGCGATTGTGTGACAGGAGAACCTGTTAAGATTCGTTTATATTTTAATCCTTTACCCATTTTTATAATTGTCTTTGTACGTTTGGCTTTTGGATTTTTAATAGCAGTTGATTCGTCAATCGCTAAAAATGTATTTGATTTTTTTAACAACGCTGCCAAGTATGATGTACCTTTGGCAGTGGACAGAGCTTCTACATTCATTACAAAAATTCGTAGTACGCCCGGAACTTTTTCTTTCAACAGCGATAGCAATAATTCTTTTTCTTTTTTATTTGGTGATGGTCTCCACACGCAAATAACTTTTTCTATATGATCTGGTAGATGTACTGGTATCTCTATGTTTGACCAGTTTCTGTATACACCTTTGGGTGCAATAACAACAAAGGTATCTATCTCATTTTTCTCAAACAAAATACCTACATTATCTATACATACTTTGGACTTACCTGTACCCATTTCCATAAAGTATGCCCACACCGTTTTTGACCACGATTTCTTGAGCACATCCTTTTGATGTTGAAATGGTTCGGTCTTAAATTTATACATAATGTACCACCATAGTATAATATGGAATTTTTATCAAGTGTTGACATAATTATTTTTATCAACTACATTTATTCTACATTTGTTTTAATTTTTTTAACGAGTGACTCCAATGTGGTCTGGGCAACCAGACCACGACATAAAGTAAGAAAGGATAAGTATGAATACAGTTTATGTGGTGCAGGAAAATCCAAAGGTGGATATTATATCTGCTACTAAGTATGGAGAGTTGATACCACTAGCTAATCCAACAGAACAACTACATTTAAATCCAAGTAGAATTATTAGCCAATTTAAAAGAAAGCTTACTAAGTTTTCAGACAACGATTATTTATTGTTGCTTGGCGATCCTGCTTTGATCGGTGTGGCAGTTACTGTTGCCAGTGATGTTAATAACGGTAAGGTTACTGTTTTAAAATGGGATAGGATAGAAAAGATGTACTACCCAGTCAAACTTTCCTTTCGTGGTGGCATTGGAGATTATCAATAATAAACCTGACAAGGAGGTATGTGAAAAATGAACGAAGAAATATGGAAACAAGCCGAAGCAGATGCAGACAAATTTAAAGACTTATCTACCGAAGGTGGAAAAGATCTTAGCGATCTGATAAAGCAAGCCAGTACAGTAAACAAACAGATAGGTGTTTTAGAGGAAGAAGTAAAAATGCTAAAGCAGAAGAAGAATAGTTATTTGTTTGATTTAATCCCTGCGAAAATGGCAGAGATGGGTATGGATAAAGTAGAGGTAGATGGCAATGCCGTTTCACTTTCTACTTTTGTAAGTGCCACAATGCCAAAAGATCCTATTCAAAGGGAACAAGCTATATCGCACTTGCGTGATATAGGAGCCTCGGACTTCATAAAGAACGAAGTGACAGTAAAGTTTGGTGTCAACGAGGACAACAGAGCACGTTCTATTCAATCAGAGTTAGAAGAAAAAGGAATGGATACAACGGCAAGAGTGTGGGTAGAACCATCTACACTAAAAAAATTGGTTCGTGAAAGAGTAGAGAATAATCAAACTATTGATATGGAATTATTCAATGCTCAAGTTGGTCAAATCGCTAAAATCAAAGGAGGTAAAGATGAGTAAGACTAATAATAAAAAAGCAGTAAATATATTTGACGGAGCAACATCGGGAGGAGGTCTTGAAGAAGTAACAAGTGAAGACATTCAAATACCTTTTCTCAGAGTGCTACAAGCTTTAAGTCCACAGATAAAAAAATCAGACCCTGCATATATAAAAGGTGCAGAGCAAGGTGGTATTTTTAATACTGTGACAAAAAAGTTTTGGAGTGGAGATGATGGTGTTCTTGTAATACCTGTTCATTTTCAAAAGAAACTATTAGAGTTCGTGCCTAGATCTGAAGGTGGTGGATTTGTAGGAGAGTTAGATCCTAAAAACTTACCTAAGGTTGTAAAGGAAGATAATGGTATGGAAATGCTAGAGAATGGTAATGAGTTAGTAAGAACTGCTCAACACTATGTAAAGATTGTACACGATGACGGCAATCTTGAGAATGCGATTGTAGATATGAAGAAAACACAATTAAAAAAATCAAGAGAGTGGGTTTCTATTATGGGTATGTTTAAATATCCAAAAGAGGCAGGACCTAAACTAGTCGGTACAACTATGGACAGTTGGTACAATATATATAGGCTAACTACCGTTGAAGAAAGTAACGATAAAGGTTCTTGGTATACTTGGAAGATAGTTCAAGAAAAGCAAGTGGATACAACGCAGTGTATTAATGAAAGTAAATCATTACATCTTAGTTTATTAAAAGGTGATGTAAAGGCTTTGCCACCTACTGATGCTAATAAAGACGAAGTACCATTTTAACCAAAAAGAGGAGTGGGTCACCCCACTCCTCTTATTTCGGAGAATAGATCTATGAATAATATATATATTATATACTGCTATGAAAATAAAATACAATAGATTTTACTATAAACCTTTACCAGAAGAACTCTGCATAAAAGAAAGCAAGATTGAAGGTCACGGAATATTTGCTGCTACAAACATAAAAGCACAAACAGATTTAGGAGCTACACATATAAAAGTTCCTATGATTATTACATACATCAGAACACCACTTGGTGGCTTTATAAATCATTCAGATAAACCAAATTGTTTTTTAGCCTGCACACAAGATTGGGATGACTATTTAATTTACAATGTCATTACCAAAAGACCAATCGTTAAGGGCGAGGAATTACTATTAGATTACGAGAAATGATTTTGGTATGGAGTCACTAACAAAGAAATTTTATGACTTATTTAGAGGCTTCTCAAACGCACACGGACAGACAGAAATTATTGACTCTAAGAAACACGGCAAACAAATGTCAAAGAGTTACATTGTCCGTGAGCCGTTGTCTTTGGATTTAGTACAACAACATTTAGAAGGAAATAAAGGTATCGGCAGTATACCTATCGATGAAAATAATCAATGTCGCTTTGGTGCATTAGACATTGACGAATACAATTTAGATTTAAAAAAATTAGCAAAAAAAATAAACAGTTTAAAACTACCACTTACTTTGTGCAGATCAAAAAGTGGTGGCGCACATCTGTATATATTTTTAAGTGAACCTATATCGGCAACAGAGATACGAGATAGACTAGCAGAGTTTGCATCGGCATTAGGGTATGGCAACTGTGAGATATTTCCAAAGCAAGAAGAGGTTATTGTAGAAAGAGGAGATGTAGGAAACTTTATTAACCTGCCGTATTTTAATTACAAATACACAATGCGATATGCAATTACAAAATCAGGACACGACATTACATTAGAAAATTTTATTAAGAAGGCAGAAAAGAATAGAATTAGTTTAAAGAAACTAAGAGAGATTGTGATAGGAACAAACAGTGATATACTACCTTCAGGACCACCTTGTCTTCGGCAGTTGACAGAGTTTGGTATACCAGAAGGGGGTAGAAATAATACAATGTTAAACATAGGTTTGTATTATAAAATGTCTTCTCCAGAAAATTGGAAAAATTTACTTGAAAAACATAACAACGATTATTGTAATCCACCGTTGCCTGCAAAAGAGATTGTAACAATACAAAATCAGTTAGAGAAAAAAGAATATTTTTATGCGTGTAAACAAGAGCCGCTAAAAAGTCATTGCAATAAATCACTGTGTAAAACTATGAAGTTTGGTGTGGGTACTAATTTATCTATGCCTACTATCGGAGGTCTTACTGTTGTAGAGTCTGAGCCACCTGTGTGGTTTGTTGATGTAGATGGACACAGATTAGAACTGTCTACAAAACAATTACAAATGCAGGTAGACTTTCAACGAGCTTGTATGGAGCAAATGTATAAGATGCCTGCAAGATTAAAAGAGTCAGATTGGAGAGAGATGGTTGACACATTGTTGAACACGGCAACAAGAATATCTGTGCCAGAAGAGTTGACAACTAAAGGTCAGTTTCAAGAACTGTTAGAGATGTTTTGTACGGCAAGATTACAAGCAAGAAGTCCAGAAGAATTAATGACAGGTAAACCCTGGACAGAAGATAATTACACACATTTTAAGTTGAGTTCTTTGCAGGAGTTTTTAAAAAGACATAACTTTACTACATACACCAGAGGTCAGATAACAGAGAGACTAAAAGAAATGAACAATGGTGGAGAGGCAGATAAGCAATATAGATTTAAAGACAATAAGAATAAATGGCAAACTGTTCGTGTTTGGTTTATACCAGAAATAAAAAAAGGAGATGTAGAGTTTCCTAAAGTAACTATAGATGATGAGGAGCCACCGTTTTGAAGAAAACAATTTTAGGACCGCCCGGATGTGGTAAGACACATACAAACTCGCAGATGGTAAAGGAGTTTATTGAAAAAGGTATTGAGCCTTCAAAAATTGCCAATGTTTCTTTTACTAAGAAAGCTGCAACAGAAAGTAAAGATCGTGTGTGCAGTGATTGGGGGATAGTGGACAAAGATTTACCATACTTTCAAACTTTGCATTCGATGGCATTTCATACACTAGGATACAATGTCGATGATGTTATGCGAGGATCAGATTTTAAAAAGATAGCAGAGGCAGTAGGACTAGATTTTACAACACAATCAAAAGATGCAGAAAATGATTTTGATATGGTGGGGTATAAAAAGGGCGATGCATATTTAAATATGTATCACTTGTACAGAAGTAAACGAACATCGCTAGAAGAGGTATTTCAACAAGAGGGTAACTATGATTTAGATTACGGTGAGTTGTTACGATTAATAGAAACCTATGAGGATTATAAAAAGAAAAAAGGTAAAATAGATTTTACAGATATGATTTCTAATTTTATAGAAAAAGGTGAGTGCCCAGACATAGATGCATTATTTGTTGATGAAGCTCAAGACCTATCTACTTTGCAATGGAAGATGGTAGATGTACTCAGACAAAATCCAAAGATACAAATTTTTACAGGTGATGATGATCAAGCAATTATGGGTTTTCAGGGAGCAGACGTAAAAAGTTTTTTAAAAGCTACAGAACAAAAAGAAGTCTTAACACAAAGTTATCGTGTACCAAAAGAGGTGTGGAGTTTAGCACAACAAATTGTAACAAGGATAGATGGACGAGCATTAAAAGAATGGCAACCTAGAGATGAAGAAGGATCGGTATCGTATCATTATAATTTAGATGAGGTTCCAATAGATAAGGGGGAGTGGGTAGTGTTAGCCAGGACAAATAGAATTTTAGATCGATACGCTGCAAGTTTAAAACAAGAAGGTTGGATTTATAGTAGACACGACCATCCTAGTATTCCTAAAAAAATGTACGAAGCTATTTTAACGTGGGAAGATTTGTGTAAAGGCAAAGAGGCAACGATTACTAGTGTACGAAACTTGTATTCGTATATGACAGTAGGAGAAGGATTTAAAAAAGGTTGTGGCCCTACATCAAAAGCATTTAGACAGTTTGATATGGATCAAATGTTAAATATAAATATATTAGAAGAACAAGTAGGATTACAAATGGGTAAAGAATTTAGATGGCATCAAGTAT